AAGAAGTTTTTGAGAAGACGACACATAAATCAAGATCTAGACAAACACTTCTATTGGGTGCCGAGATTTAAAGAATGGGTTAATAAAAATATTGTAATGAAGTTTCATACTATTACTAAAGATGAACCAAGATTAGTTATACCATTCTTTGATGAAAATAAAAATTTAATTGCTTTACAAGGTAGAGCATTCGGAAACGAAGAGCCTAAGTATTATACACTGAAAGTGAAAGAAGATAACCATAAAATTTATGGTCTTGACAGACTAGATAAAACTCGACATGTATATGTTGTAGAAGGTCCGATAGATTCTCTCTTTCTAGATAACTGTATCGCAGTTGCTGGTGCTAGTTTTGATGTACCACAAGTTGAACAGTTTAAAGATGATTGTACTATCGTATTTGATAACGAGCCAAGAAACAAGGAACTCGTAAAGCAAATAGAAGTTATGGTTAATAAAGGTTATCGTGTTTGTTTATGGAACGATAGTATAAGAGAAAAAGATATTAATGATATGATAATAGCAGGTAAGACACCTCTAACTATACACACACTAATAGAACATAATAGTGCAAAGGGTGCTGAAGCCATTGCTAAATTTAACTTATGGAGAAAAATATGAGCGAAGTGCCTTTTGATAGAGCAGACCTGCTAAAAGATTATATTCATGATGTTGATGTGACTGAAGAGTATGTAAGAAACTTTTGTGAATTAATCCAAGACGACAACCCACTACACTTTGGAGACGAAGAGGGTAATGTAATGCCAGGAGCATTAATGATATCCTTACTGTTTTCTAATCCTGTTCCTGGATTCTTTATTAGGAACTTTAAAATTAAATTCCTAGCACCTATACATTTTCCTACAAAGGTCAAACTATTTCGTAAAGTATGGAAAGCTACAGATAGAAAAGCAGGTGAACTCGGAGAAGGAATATTCGCTATAAAAGATCTAAGCGATGGTATTATAAAAGCGAAAGGATCTGGTCAAGTATTCAGACCAGCTAAGAGATTAGTCGAAACTTTTGAAACAGGAGTAGATAGGAATTTTTTTAAATCAAGTGACCCAAACTTTGAAAGAAGGCACTGGGTTAATCCCGAAGGGAAGGAGATAAAATGAGTGATGATGATATAACATATGATGAACAAGATAAACCTCTTGAAGATTCAGATAATGTCGTTGACATAAACGAATGGGCAGCAATGAAATATGATAAAGTGCGTGAAGAAGATATGAAGAAGATGCAAGAGTATGAGCAAAATTATATTCTTACTCCTTTATGGGAAGCACTTGTTAATATTAAATCATCTCGTCAAGCAATAAATGCTGCGATGGGTATGCTTATAACAGCGAAAGATATTCTTGTATTAGAACTAGGCAAGGAAGTAGCAAAGACAACTGTAGATAGTTTAAACTATGATATGATTGACTTAGTTAATATAGAGAAGAGGGACGATGGTAATACTCAAGAAATAGGTTATGATATAAAACCTAGTGACGAGTCTGTTCCTGCACCTAATAACGATAATAATGTACATGACATAACTGAAAATACTAATTTAGAATTTACAAAAACAGAGCGAGATGATGATGGCGAAAAAGACACTGATTGAAGAAAAGTGGGAAGACGAAGAACCACAAGTATCTAAACCAAGTAGAATTGTAAGTAATTTTTATAAAGGTGAATGGATAGATCGTATCTATGGTGGTGATAATTTAAAAGTAAGATTATCTCAAGGCGAGTTCGGTAAAGAATATCAAGGAAAGATAGAGCAAAAGAAGTTTCGTAGGTATAGAAAAGATATGAATGGTAAAGCTATCGGAGTATATTACCAAAGATATTCACATACAGCCGATGGTAGATGGTTTGATAATGGTGGTTTTCCTTGTGCTAAACCCCATCACGAAGCTAAAGATCCTAACATAGAGGAAGAAGAATATTGATGGAAATGCCTGATATGCGTCTGAGAAAAATAGACGGAAAAAACTTATGGACTTTTGATGATATCTTCAGTTTTGAAGAAAGAGAAAGACTATATAGTTATTGCTTAAATCAAAAATACTCACTATCAGGTTCGGATGTACAACGACTAGAAACCAAAGGTGACTATAATCTATATTGTAATCTCTCTCCCACTGATGTGGATAATATGGGGATAGAGAAAATTGAAGCATACTCCCACATCAAACACCACTTAGATGACTATACAATAACACAAGCTAGGATTAACCTTAGTACAATCCAGGATAAAAATCGTTTTCATTGCGATACTGGTGCTGAGCATAATTTAACCATGCTATATTATCCCAACATGGAATGGGAAAAGTCTTGGGGTGGACAGACACTTTTTTCAAACCTAAAGAACGATTCGCTCGAATGGGTATCGTTTTACATTCCTGGAAGGATAATATTATTCGATGGCACACTCCCACACTCAATCAACCCCCCAACAATCCACAGCCCAACGCACAGATTTTCAGTCGTCATTCAGTATGGAAAATAAAGTGCAAGATAAATTAATTTCAGAGATACATGGTATCACGATAGACTATACTAGAGACTCTCTACTAGACGATGCTGGTAAAATACGATTAAGAGAATCGTATATGAAAGATGATGAAACTTCTCCACAGGAAAGGTTTGCTTTCGTATCAAAAACTTTTTCGTCTAATCCTGAACATGCTCAAAGATTGTATGACTATTCATCAAGACACTGGCTAAGTTATGCCACTCCTATTTTATCTTTCGGTAGAAGTAAAAGAGGATTACCTATTAGTTGTTTCTTAAACTATATCGAAGACTCTTCTGAAGGACTAGTACAAAACTTATCTGAAACGAACTGGCTATCAATGTCAGGTGGTGGGGTAGGTATAGGATTCGGTATTCGTAGTGCTGATGATAAATCTACTGGAGTTATGCCACATATGAAAATGTATGACGCATCTTCATTAGCATATCGTCAAGGCAGAACAAGACGAGGTAGTTATGCTGCTTACTTAAATATTGACCACCCAGATATAAAAGAATTTATTGAAATGAGAAAGCCAACTGGCGATCCTAACATGAGAGCATTAAACATGCATCATGGTATTAATATTCCACACAGCTTTATGCAGATTATAGAAAACTGTATGAAGAATGAAAACTGCGATGATAAATGGGCACTTAAAGACCCACATAATGGTAAAGTAAAGGAATATGTATCAGCCAGAGAACTATGGCAAAGTATTTTAGAAACTAGAATGATTACAGGCGAACCATACTTACATTTTATTGATACAAGTAATGAACACCTGCCAGAGTTTTTAAAAGAAAAAGGATTGAAGATTCACCAGAGTAATTTATGTTCAGAGATTATACTTCCTACAAACGAGGAAAGAACAGCTGTATGTTGTTTATCATCTTTGAACTTAGAATATTTTGATGAGTGGTCAAAAGATAAACAGTTCCTGAGAGATGTAGCTGAGATGCTAGATAATGTTCTACAATATTTTATTGATAATGCTAGACCTGAATTATCTCGTGCCAAGTATTCAGCTGAACAAGAAAGATCTATCGGGATAGGTGCTCTAGGATTCCATGCTTACTTACAGAAGAATGGAATACCTTATGAAAGTGCCATAGCAGGAAATAGAAATGAAAAGATTTTTAAACATATTCGATCTGGATTGGATGAAGCAAACTTTGAGTTGGGCACTGAGCGAGGGGAAGCACCTGATACTACTGGCACTGGTCGTCGTTTTTCTCATATGCTCGCTATTGCTCCTAATGCTTCTAGTAGCATTATTATGGGGAATACTTCTCCTAGTATCGAGCCTTATAGAGCTAATGCTTATCGTCAAGACACATTGTCTGGATCCCATACTAATAAAAATAAATTCCTTCAAAAATTACTTGAGTCAAAAGTTGAAAAAGAGAAACTCAATTTAGATGAGGAATGGTCAAGTATTATAGCGAACGATGGTTCAGTACAACATCTAAAATATCTAAGCGATATTGAAAAAGATGTATATAAAACATCTATGGAAAT